CGTACATCTTTGTTCCATCGGACTTAAAGAAAATGCCTCGTGGGCCGGAATCTTGTGTTGCAACTGATTGCAAGAAAACTCTGGTACTTATGTCCCACGGAATAGAAAGATCCGATTCGTAAATTAGATCAGCAGTACTTCCCATCTCATACATCTTTGTCCCGTCAGGCTTAAAGAAAATACCCGTTGTTACTGCATCTTGAGTCGCAATTGACTTCGGTAAAATGCTGGCGCTGATGTCCCAAGGAGTTGAGATGTCAATCTCGTATATCACATCTGTGTCTATGCCCATCTCATACATCTTTGTTCCGTCGGGCTTAAAGAAAATACCTGTAGGGCCGGGATCTTGTGTTGCAACTGATTGCAAGAAAACTCTGGTACTTATGTCCCACGGAACAGAAAGATCCGATTCGTAAATTCGATTAGCAGTATCTCCCATCTCATACATCTTTGTCCCGTCAGGCTTAAAGAAAATTCTTGTAGAGCCGGAATCTTGAGTTGCAACTGATTGCAAGAAAACTCTGGTACTAATGTCCCACGGAACAGAAAGATCCGATTCGTAAATTAGATCAGCAGCAACTCCAGCCTCGTACATCTTTGTTCCGTCAGGCTTAAAGAAAATGCCCGTTGTTGTTGCATCTTGAGTCGCAATTGATTGCAAGAAAACTCTGGTGCTAATGTCCCAAGGAACAGAAAGATCCGATTCGTAAATTAGATCAGCAGCAACTCCAGCCTCGTACATCTTTGTTCCATCGGACTTAAAGAAAATGCCTCGTGGGCCGGAATCTTGTGTTGCAACTGATTGCAAGAAAACTCTGGTACTTATGTCCCACGGAATAGAAAGATCCGATTCGTAAATTCGATTAGCAGTATCTCCCATCTCATACATCTTTGTCCCGTCAGGCTTAAAGAAAATACCTGAAGGGTTGGAATCTTGAGTTGCAATTCTAACAACCAGGCTTTTGTTATTTTCATACACACCGCCATAAGTTGCTACAGTAAGGAGCTTAGTGTCAGGCTCCGCGTCCCATGCTGTCGCCTCAACAACTGCCAGTATGTCCGAGATGAATGTAGTCACTTCTGCCGTCTCCTAGATGACTCTGCTTGTTCTGTAATGGCACGCTTGATGGCACCACTGTCTTTTAAATCCTGGTCTTGGTATCTTCGGTTTTGATCACGAATTTCCCTCAACAACTCACGCAATTCTTCAATACCTTTCTGATTGACATTGACCACCAAGTTGCTGCGATCGCTGGTGATAACATGTTCGCCCCCGTGCGCCAATATTGGCCCTGTCGATTCTACCGGGCCACCACTACTGAATGCAGGGATGCCTGCCAATGCCAAATTGCGCGCTACCTCTTCTCGGCTAAATCCGAGCAGGTCACCTGCTTGTTCGGCTGTCAGGTTTGCAGCTTTGGCGGCTTCGGCAACAGCACGAACGGTATCAAGTGGGGACAAGCCCAATTCTTGTATCTTTTTGAATTCAGCCGTTGCTTGCTCCGCTGTTGTCGCATTATTCTTGATAAATCCAGGGATTGCAATTTCTGTGGCTGCTATGGCTGTGTCTCCCAACCCTTTAATCACATTCGCGACCTGTGTGGGCGTTTTACCTTGTGCCAACAATTGTGTAATGGCACCAAAAATTACCGGCGCTAGCTTGCGTGAAAAATCATCCGGCAATTTTTCGAGCTGTTCATTAATCAGCCTAAGTTGCTCAAGCAGCAAATCGTTTGCTGCTTGCGGATTAAATTCGCTTGACCCCAGTAGCCCTGCGGCCTGGTCAAGCCCAGCAAGTATCTCGTCCATGTTGGCGGTGTGAGTTGGACTGCTCGCAAACATAAATCGTGAAAGCTCTGAAAAGGTGCCTGCGGACTCTTGCAGTTTTGCAGCCGCGTCCACATCCCCGGCTAATGTCGATGACAATGTAGACCTAAAATTCTGTTGTGCCAACGCGAAACGCTCTGCATTAGCCAAGGGCGATAAAGCCCCCGTGCGCAAGTTCTGAGCATATTGCATCAGTGATTTTGCGAGATTGATGCGGGTGTTGTGCAGTGCTTGCTCTTGTCTTATTTGCTCTGCGTGGTCCAGCAATGCTTTTTGGCGCAGACCTTCTAAATACGCAAGCTGCGCACTTACCGAATCGCTGATAGAAGCAGTTACAGAACCTGTTAACGTAGCTATGTCGGAGGCGATAGAGCTTGCAAGATTTCTTATCCCAGAGTCGGCCTCTTCAAAAAATGAAACTGCAGAATCGGTAAATTCACGCATCGCACTTGTTGATTTGATGATTGCTTGTAGCCTCTCTTCTTCCTGTTTTTCAACAAAGGTGTAATAGTTGTCTGCAAGGTCTGCTATATTGAGCAAAGTTGTTATTTGCTTGTGCCCAGCTTCTGTCGAGTGATCAAGCGCATTGACAAGAGCTAATAATTCTTCTCGCGTTTTTGGCACTACCAGCCCTACAGAGGCAAACGCCGCTGCAATTTTATCAGAGACAATTTTAAACTTCTGCTCATCCGAAGCAAACTTTTCAACAAACCCTGACATCAGGTCAGATTGATCCACAGTCAAGAAAAATTCTTGCAGTGCGTTAGTGACATCACCAACAACGGTAGCAGCGCCTTTCGGGAAAAGAATTTGTTCCAAGACTTCAGGCGGAATAAGTCCTGCGTCTTGTTCGGCTATTTGTCTGATTGCTTGGCGTGCCACAGAAAGAAGTTGCATGGCCACACTCTGCCCAACAGCCTCCCCGTCCTCCACGGCCTGGCCCAAAAATGCGCCAGTGCCTTGTGCATTTTCATCAAGCCCCACCAGGCTGATCCTAAATTGATCAAGCTCAAGACCAACCCCAGATAATGTTTTTGCTATGGTTTCTTCGAGTGTAATAAACTGCCTGGAAGCTGCTATAGCCGCGTCCTGGTCGTCTCTGCGTGCGAACACTTGCGCTTGCTGTCCGAACAAATCGAAACCACCAAATTTTCTGTCACTGCTGACGCCAGGCGGATTGCCAAGCAGAAGCCCTGCATTACCAGACGGAGTGCCGCCACTGAAAGTGCTACCGATAAGATCACCTATAAAAGCACCTATTTGTGCCCCTTCCTTTCCACCAACAGCAGCACCTATGGCGGCACCCACAGCACTTGCAATAGCACGGTCTGAGCCTTCTATCCCGGCAACGAGTGCAGCTTGTAACACTACAGCGATTTCTGGCCCAACATCTTCGAAGCCTTTAACAAACTCGTCGCCAAAATCTTCTATCATGTCAAAAAGACTGGACGTCGCCCCTTCAATAAATGATAGCCTGAATGACTCTGCCAAATTTTTAAACGCATCGTCACCATTACTCGATAGCTCCTCAAAGAATTTGGAAAATGACCTTTCTAAATCCAATCCTTCTGATGCGTTTTGCAAATCGAAGATCGCTCCTGCCAACTCACGCACAATTTCGATTTGCGCTTGAGTAGCCTTGGTGCCACCTTCCAACGCAGTCTTGTTAAGCTCCTCAACTTTTTGCGTCTGGAATAGTGCCCTTTCGTAAGCCTTCCACGCTTTTGATCCGCCTTCCAGCGCTGCTTTTTCGTCGCGCATTAGTTCGATCAGTTTTTCTTGGTCTGTGATTCTTTGCTCAACCCCTTTGTGCTCGAAAAAATTGAAATTTTCATCGGACGAAATCTCAAGCAGATTCTCCATACCCAATCCGATTTCTTTCATGATCGCATTGGTATTTTTAAGAAAGCTATTTGTCGCCTGGAAGCCAGTGGATATTTCTGTTGTTGCTTTTTTACTCGCTTTCCCTGCGTCAACTACCTCATCACGCAACTCAGTCACTTCCGACATCGCCTTAGAAATTCTTTCCCCCAGCGATTCAGCAGAAAACCCCAACCCATTGCGAACTTTTTCTTCTGCTTCCGCCATTATTTGATTCATTACCGCAAATTGACTTGATGCAGACAGAGCTGTAGCCGCAGCCTTCAAGTTGCCCTTCCTCAGTTCATCCAGGGCAGTAACCATCGAATGGACTATTGCAGCTATTGGTGCCGTTATGCCTTGTATAATTCCAACTATGGCAGTGCCAATTCCAAATATTGCTTCACCAGCTGCTAGGGCGACTTCCCTCAAGACAACCCAAGCTCTTATCAGCACATTGAGTATTTGCCCAGTACGACCGATGTCCTCCATGCCCGGTACAAACCGTCGCTCAATCTCTACAGCTATTAAGCCGATAAACGCCCCGATGGCCGCAATAGCCACGGCCATCGAGCCAAGAAATGGTGTCAATAGCACAGCAGCCTTGCCGATCGCAGCCAGCGACGAAACAAATAAGCCCAACACAATTACTGCTGGCCCCACTACAGCCGCAACTGCCGCGACTTTAATAACGAGGGTGCGCGTTTCGGAACTTGCAGAATCGATGCTGCTGATAATGCCTTTGAGCCAGTCATTTAACCTTATGATATGCGGGATAAGGTCATTCCCGATGGTTATACCGAGGTCATTAATAGTGTTCTTGAGGATGAGCATCTGACTTTTGAACGTCTCGTACCTTTTCAGAGCCTCCTCGGTGAGCGCTGTATTACTTTCCCACGCGGCATCAGCAAGCGCAATCGCAGATACAAGTTGGTCAAGATTCCCCGCAACTTTTCCAAATTCTCTCTGCAGCCTCTGGTCGGCAAGGCCAAGCTTCTCAAGCACAGCTCCCACACTTTCGCCGCGCTCACTTATCCTGTTCAATCCAGCAAGGAATTCAACCAGTGCCCCGGCGGCATCCTCCCTGAACAATCGTGAGAACTTGCCGACGCTGACCCCGGCGGTATCGGCAAACACAACCAAATCTTCATTCATTTCGATAACAGCCCGCTGCATGGTACTTGCTGCTTTCTGAAATGCTGTTGAAGCCGCTGCACTTTCTCCGCCGGACGCAGCAATGGCAGCAGCAAAAGCCAAGACTTGTGGTTCACTCAATCGCATCTGCCTTCCAAAACTGGCAAGCGATGTGCCAATGTCAACAATTTCACTTTCCATCGCGGCAAAGTTGTTCCCCAAGCCAACTATAGTTGAACCAACTCTATCTATGTTACGTTGAGCTGTCCCCATGATGTTCATAAACCGGCTTATCGAAAGTGCCGCTTGCTCTCCAGCAATGTCAGTAGTGTCACCGAGCATCGCAATAGTGCGAGTGAACGCGACTATGTTCTTACTCTCAACACCCAACTGCCCGGCTACGCCCCCAAGCCTGTTTAACTCATTGACGGTTGTGGGTACTTGCTTTGACAAATCCCGAATTTCACGGGACATGACAGCAAATTCTTTTTCTGTGGCATTGACTGTTTTTCTTATGTCGGCAAATGAACTTTCAAAGTCCGACGCCGACATAACAGCCGCAAGCCCCATCGCCACGATTGGCGCCGTCACTCTTAATGATAACGACCTGCCAAAACTGGTTAGTGACTTTCCGAGCCGATCAGTCTGACGAATCAAACGATCAATTGCCTTTTCGGTTTTGCCAGATTGCCTTTCCAGGCCGCGTAAACGGTCGTCAGCAACAACAACACCGTCACTACGAACAGACATACCCAGCTCTGCAATGTCAATGGCCATTAGCGTTTCTTCGTTCCGGTTGGTGGTGCATCGCGTTCACGTTTTGCTGTTCTCTCAATTCCAATTTGCTCTAAGTAAGCGTTGTCCATTGCAACCAACAGCTCAATTTCTGACGGTGTAACGATCGTCCTTGTTAACGCTGTCCAGCTGCCTATTTCGGTATAACTAATCGGGGCAACACCATCAAAGCCCGGTGCGCGTCGATTACTCAGGTGCCAGAACCATGACAACACATACTCCAGCGAGACAACAGGTGCGTCTGGCACCTGAGCGCCAAACGACTCGTTAAACTCCGCCCTGGTTACATCAATAGGCCCACCCTTGGACGCTATCTTGTGCCCCCATTTCATGTGGTATCGAACTTGGTGCTTTACTGCTTCACAAAGTTCTTCCTGCAATATTAGAAAAAACTTGCGAGGTCTTCCGTTTCCTCCACCAGGAATTCACGCAACCATTTCATCTTTTCATCCTTCAGCCAGCCCTTCAGCACCTGTGGTGAGTATTCAGGCTGATCGCCGTTAATGGTCAGTTCCGCGTCTTCCCACGCCCAGCCTTTTACAGCCGCAACGATGCGCTTGTCCTGGAATGATTCCATTTCTTCCATGGTGATAGATTTGTTACGACGTTTTGGGTGCAGGCGATGGTTCTGCCATTCACGTTGTACCTTTTGTACTTCATCGTCGTAGGGCGAACGAAGTTCGAAAACGAGGCCAAGTTCATCACCAGTCTTGGGGTGTAAAAGATGGGCAGAGCGGTCCTCTGCCCGAATGGTTGAAAGATCAGTAGTCATATTGATTTCCTTTAATCAAGTTGATGGATTAGAAGCTTAGGTGCTTGCTTCCAAAATTACAGGTGGTTGTTGAAGGCCAAGTGTGAACTGCACACGCTTGAAATCTTCGTTGCCACCTTTCATACGCATCGGGCCAGTTACCAAGCCACGATTGTATTCGGTGCTGCCGTCAGGCCAAACTATTCGAAATGCGTAGTTTGTCTGATTATCAACATCAGCAGCAGTCAGCATGATGTCCATCCCGGCACTTTCAGTGTCCAGGAATTCGACCTGTGGGCTTTGCGCATCTGCTTCGCCTTTGCCTTTGCGAGTTACGTTTCGATCCCACGTGGAATAGCTGACCAAGTTCTGAGATATGCCGGTATCACCGTGCGTACCCATGTTCGGGACCAGAGCATAAGTTAACGCGGCAAAGTCGCTAAGAGCAAGATCGTCACATCCTGCTTCAGTTGTTGAGATGGAAAAAACACCACCAGAGTTTGTAATTTCACATGCAGGCATTATGTTGCCCTCCACTTAAGAAAATTTATAGGTAATCGACGTGTTGTTTGCGTCGAGATCAAATTACATCACCTCAGTTATTCCACGCCACGGAATTGTGACCGGAATGTAAAGTTTGTCTGGCATCGTTACCAAAGGGCTTTGCCATGGTCGCTGTCTTACACGTACAGGGCCAAGTGCGAGTCCTTTAGGAAAAAATGCGATCAACAAATCGGCAATTGTTGAAGGGACAACCTGCCCAACTCCAGGGCGGAAGAAAACGCGCACCTGAAAAAACCCAAATGTGTCGTGGCATGAATCATCACCCCATGCCAAGTCGCGTGGCTGATTCGGAAAATTCAATGCGTCCAGCCAAACCCCCTCCTCCGGGGGATCAAGATCAACCCCCGGCCAAGCAACAGGAATAGGCGGGGAATAGTCAAAATCCCTTAACCTCTCCAAGCACGCTTCAAGTATTTCTGTAGTGATCATTGAATTCGTCCACCGTCATTCTTGGAAGGCATGTGATTGCTGTTTCTCTTGAGCAATTTATCACCTCTACACCTTTACGTTTTAACACTTTCGCTGTCTGCTCCATCAACCCCGACCACGCGGCAACACTACCGGCATTGCCAAGCCTTTTCGGGTGATCAGCGTGACAATGCTTCTTGCCGCCTGTGTGCTGATGATCGAACCCAAGCAAGCCAATCCTCTTTGCCCCCATCGACGCCACCAGCTGGATTGCCTGGTTTCCGGAGTTGCCAGCAAGGCCGGGGAATCCTTGCTGTCGATAAAACCGCTCAGTACCGGGCACCCGTTGAAACGAATATCGCTGCCCCTTGAAGAAGCCAAGGCTCTTCCCATAACAATTCCACCACTTTGCATCACAAGCATATAAAATATCAGCCCAAGGTGCAAAGAACACGGCATTATTAACGGCAACCGTTTTGCACCACCGCACCTTTTCAGCATCTTGCCGTAAGAACGAGGGGCCAGTAGCAAAAATGAACCATGTATCACAATTGTTCATATGCTGATGCAAATTCCCCAAGCCAAGATTTTAATACCGACCCGTCCAAGTCAGGACTCCCGAAATGTCCTCGGTGTCCGACGCCAATGCCGCCACGCCCTGGCATCCCTTTTATCCCAATTACATTTTGTGTCTCGACCAGCATCTTGCTACCTTTGAACAACTTCCAAAGTGTCATATCTATGTAGCGGTTCTTGTCTTTACAAACATCACGCAATACAGAAACGGCAGACCCACACATCGCAGTGCAAGCGAGTGACGAATGGTACTCTCCGACCAGTTCTTTGAACTTTCTCGTTCTCACATTGTAATAACGCGACACATGTTCGCCAACGAGGTCATAGCTGTCCAGCGCCGCAAGCATGGTGCCTATATATTCGGGCAAATAAGCATCATCATCTTCACAACAAAACAGAACAGCATCGTCAGGAACAGCTTCAAGAGCAGCGGTCGTGCAAGCCGCTTGTGTATTCATCCCTGCCTTCCATCGCCACGATGGCCGTATGACAGTTACATTAACGCCGGGCCTGGCTGTTGGCACTCTGCTCTGTGGATCGCAATCGTCAACGATAACCCAATTTATTTCGCCTTTATATGTTTGGCCGTTGATGTACTCACCAAGCAAGCTCAACGCCCGCGGCCTCCCTCCTGTTGGTGTAATTATCCACACAGACATAAAAGCTCCTCAACTATTTTTCTTGCATCGTGGTGCTGTTCAATGTGGGAGCGTAGGCTTCCAGTAGCAATTGCTTTTTGGATCTCGGCCTTCACATTTTCATGATTCGGTTCAACACCACCACGCCCAGAATAGTTTCTCATCATGCTGCCAATCGTATCGGTGTCAAGCAGTGGCCCTTGATATGCGCTGCGATGATCACAAATAACAACAGGCGCGCCGCACGCCACGGCTTCAAGAGCAGCTCTGCCCGTCGCAATAACGCAAGCAGAATGTTGTAAAACCTGTCTCAACTCTATAGGTGCAACATTCCTTACACGCCTCCAGACCAGTTTTAATTCTTTTGCGACGTCGGGAAGAAATTCTAACCCCCGACGATAACTGTGCCGTGTTAAAAATCTTCCAGAATTGTAGTGCTGCGGTCGCCAAAACTCCAAATCAATAGGTTGCCTGATGACCGGGCCTGTTCCATGCCAGTACCCGCGCACCTCCTCCGAAGTAAAAGCAACATTACTGAACTGCGGTTGCTCTTCGTCGATAATTCCGTGACACACTTGCAAAACGCGCTTGCACAGTCCTACCAAGTGTCCTGTGTGACGCCAATTAGCAAATATGCCAAAGTCAAAATCTTGCTGTGGGTCTTTCTGACCACCTTCATATAACACAACTTCATGACCGCACTTCACCAGTTCATTTCTGACAGTATGCACCCACGTCTGCACCCCGCCAATTGGGCGCTTGCCGTGTGGCCCATACTTTGACGCAAGCAAAATTTTCAAAGCGGAACCCCGTTTTTAATTGCGTCGTCCCACGTGCGCAGCTCTCTCCCAAAATCAGACTTGGCATGAATGGCTTTGCCGCGTCTTGCATTCCAGACTTTAGCAAACTTTGCCGGAAAGTGCTTTGCGTAATAATCACAAGTCTCTTCCCAGTGTTCTACAGACAGGCACTTGCCGTAGTGTTTTACGCTGACGTCGGCTTTTTCAACTTTACCGGCAACAGATGGCTGCCTTTGCCCAGGCTTGTCGTATCGCGCTCTCTTGTTGAATAACATAACGATATCACGGTACTCTGGCCCCCACATACGCGGTAAATCCTCCAAAGGTCCACGCGTATAAGGCTTTGACCCGTCAACCATATATCCATCGTACAAGCGGAAAGTATAGGCGTCTGCACTCAAATCAGGTGCCCCACCAACCAACCTTTCATCAGCATCAAAGCACAATAGCCATTCAGCGCCCTGACCAACAGCAACTTCCATCACGATGTGACGGTGCCGAGTTTCCTCATTCATTCTGTCTTTGCGCCATTCGTCTCCTTGAATAACAATCACATTAGCAAAGCTCCTTGCGATCTCAACAGTATTGTCGGTTGAACAATCATCATACAAAACTATTTTTTCACAGAACTCCGAAAAGTGTCTCAGTGAATCTTCGAGAATCAATGATTCGTTTCTGACTCTGGTTATACCAAAGAGCACAGCACATCCTCCAAATTCATCATCGGGAAACACTTCAGTGCGCTCCCCTTTGTAGCGTTGCGAACTTTTACTCCTTCTTTCGCCAGTGCCAAGCTCATATTCCACATATTACGCCGCCATACTGCAATATGCATTGGCGGCACATTAAGCATGCCATCTGGATAATCAGCGTGGAAGTGCACACCGTTGTCCAAGCGCATATCGAATCCTAGTAAGACAATCTGGTTTGCACCGAGATGCCATACCAGATTGATACCTTGGTGCCCTGAGTTGCCGCCTGAATTAACTTGGCCAGGCGTTTTCCGTAAGCCAGGAGCTGAAATTTTTTCGATATATACTGCATCGTGTTTTGCTGCAGATTTCTGGTGCCCCGCAAACTTCTGCCCTCTATATCGCAATGTAAATCTTCCGTAATGATTCCACCAATCCTCATCTCCGGCATACATGGCATCACAAAACGGAACACGCTCCCACGCTCGGTTAACAGCAAGAATTTTCCACCCAGACAGATGAATTCTCTTCAACAAGTCAACAGACACTTCTCCGAAACTGGGGCCGCTTGCGCATATAATCCATTTTGAATGCCTGATCATATTCTAGCTTTCACTCTTCTCGCAGCAACATCAACAGTGGTGGGCCACAGTTCAACAGCACCGCGTAAAAAGCCGTCTTGGTATTCTCGTGGCCTCGCGTAGTTCGCCGTCCAGCCAATGAACAAATGCTGTTCGCCCGGCTCCCATTTCAGCAACGTAACAGAAACAGGCTCCCCAGCAACAACAGTTCCATCAGGGTAGTTCTTGTCTTCCCCATTGGTTGTTGGTCCAGAAGGCATGTGCCCGATTGCGCCCTGTATAGAGGCGCGAAGGAACCCTGTATCGACACGCATCCTGCCACCAGCGCCGCGCGTCTCCTGTGCAATGGCCACTGTGTCTTGCACTGCCTCTCGTGCAGTAGCGCGCATACGCTTGCGGTACGTCTCTGCATGTTTGGTAATTTGATCTGCAAAGCTCATGCGGCCTGCTCCGCAGCGACGAAATCAATTTTATGTTCAATAAAACATCGGCAATTTATTGTTTCGTCAGCCGGGCCATCACCAGGATGCATCAACATCGCTCCAGTTTCTGGGTTCTGGAAAGGCTCATTCAAGCCGCGCTCCTGCCCACTCATGGCAAGATGCCCAGCGCGCTCATTGGCAGAAAAGCTGTGCCGCCAGATTCTAATAACAGCGTCCATTGGCGCAAGGCCAGTATCAACCGCTTGGCGCAGGGCTTCATCGCTCGCTTCATTCAACGCTGTCAATGTTTCAGTACGCGCTACGGTTGTGCCGCGTAACTCCAGCAACCGGTCATCATAACGACCAATGATGCGGTTGATATTGGCTTCGCCCAAAGGCGTTCCAGATTCGATTGCGCGATGAATCATTGCATCAAAGCGTTTGTCGCGGCGTACACGCTGAAAATAAGCCCCGTCCAAATTTTCTAACTGCCTTCTTGCGTTCACAACAGCATTGGCCTGTGGCGCGTTCAACCCGATTACTCCACCAGCGCGCCTGCCGGTTTGTGTTGAAACTCTTCCTACAATGTCAAGCGCCGTGCCGCGCGGATTGCGGCCATCGGCCAATCCTGCCTGCATGATTTCCATTATAGATTGACGTTGCTGTGAATTGATCTCTGTTACAAAAGCGGATGAATGTCTGCGTAGCCAGTCTTCTGCACGCGGATTAGTGATGTTGAACGTCACACCGAACCGCCTTGGAACATCTGCGGCCATCGAAAAAATACCAGATTCGACATACGAAGCTCTCACAGCTTCGGTAACGGCAGACCACGACCCTTCGCGCATGCCAGCTGCAATAAACGCTTGTTCAATGTTCCCGGCTTCAATGGCAGCTGTCAGGCGGCCAACCTGAGCGCGTGATCGTATCTGCGCTACCGCTGCACGAAACGCCTTCAGTGTTGGCCCTTCAAGTTTATCCATGAGCCGAAGGATTTCTGATCTGCTCGCCGCCATCAGAACATGCCTTTAACTATTGTCAATGCCTGCTCTTCGGTGAATCCGGCCGCCATGTGCGCATCAAATATTCGCTTGCGTGTTGCTGCCAACAGTGCAGCGGACTGTTCAACAATGGCCAAATTGCGCTTCAGCTTTTCAAACTCACCGAGCATTTTATCTTGGACACTCGGAAGTGACTTTATATTGCTCACATCGCGCTCCCGGTATCAACCTTTTTGCCATCAACCAAAAATGCCGTGCGGAACGTCTTGTACCTTGGGTTGTCGCCAATGTAATAAAAGTGCCCGGCGGCACCTTGGTTCGCGAGCAGCTTTCCATCACTGGTGAAAATTGTGTCAATGCCGTTCACATTACGGATGACAAGGTTGACTTCTTCAACGCCTTCAATTTTGATTGGCTTCATTCTTCGCACCTTTACTTTTAGCAATTCTGAAAAATCGTTTCATCCGCTCTCGCGCAGCAGCACACTTTTTGCATGGAGGTTTCTTTTCCTTCGTCTTCGTCATTTTCTTACCTGCAGCCTCCACAACATCACAACAGGACCGGGATCAAGGGGCAATATATTGATGATCTGATACACAACGCTACCAGATCGGATGGTGTCATTCATGGCTGGGACGGGGGCATTCTTTGTGCTCACCAACAACTTCTTGTCACCTTGTTGAATCAGTGTCCCGTCTATATCTCTCAGTTTGTACTCTGTCTGCACAACAGTAACAGGGTGTTCAGTCGGCACACCAGGTACAGGGTTGTAAGGTGGTCCGCTCGGTGTGCCCGGCTTGATCAACGTCGCACTTTTACCAAACCGTTCAAGCAGTGGCTCTGCTGTTTGTGTTTTGAGCCCTTCGTAGTCAAATGTTGCCATGTCAAGCCACCCAAGGCCACGGCGTTGCGGGACCGCCTTTGAACACAGCCAAACATTTCAACAGGTCTTGTACTTGTGTCAATACCGGCCGCAGTGCAGTGACAGGATCGTAACGGCCGGTATTGACACCCTGATCAGACGCCGTCATGTACTCCACCTCGATCACGTCCACTTTTTCGCGCTTGGCTTGCTGTCCCGGCGTGATCGATGGCGTTAATGCTCCCGGCGTTGCCAACTCAAACATGGCCGCGATGTAAGTGGCCTGCTTGATTGCTTCGGGAACAACATCACTATCAATAGAGCACCCTGAACAGTCAGTTGTGCCAGTACGCGGCCATGCCAGCAGCGAACCACAGTCGCATGTACGCACACCGTTCCAAATCGGGAACGTGGAAAGCCAAAGACTGGCCCGAGCAATGGCCCCATCCGTCTCAGTAGTATCCGGCACCGTTGTTGCGGTGTAATACAGTGCAGCGAAGGCGATGAATTCCGCCCGGCTTACGAACGCATTAGCCCCAGCAACACAAGTCCCGTTTTCAACAATTAACGGCATAATCGACGTACCCACTCTGGTAATGAAGAAAATATTTCAGCTTTCAAGTCATCAAGAGCAAAGTGAAGGCGCACTTTCGCGTGAAGAAATGTGCCATTACACACCCGGCGTATTTCTGAATCGGGAGTACACTGTAACCCAAGGTACTTCTTAATAAACTCTACTTCACGGACGGCCATCACCTACTCGTACTCCGCAGCCAATGTTTCAGCGTCTGCTTTGCGCAGCTTACCTTGTGACACTTCGATGCCCGCAACGTATACTTGGTACCAACCGCCGCCAGCATGACGAAGTTCAGCAGCGCCCTTGCTTTCATCAGCGTCATCAGCGTCATCAGCGTCATCAGCGTCATCGACGTCATCATCCAAGGGAACGGGCTTTTTCTTAACGGCCAAACCGGTAAGCTCAATCAATCCCTGATGCAGCCAGCCTGAAGAAATCCGGTGTTTGCGAATCGCTTTCGCATCGTCTTCACCGATATCTTTTGACTCGCCAACACCAAGGATGATGGAGCCACGGGCACCGGGAACTCCCAATGCCCGCTTCGCTTTGTTGATTAATTTCATTTCATCGCTCCTGTGTTAAATGCCGTCGCAGTATGACACTTCCTTCGGCAGACGAATATCTAAGCCACCGAGCCTGAACACACCAGGCACCACCCAACGCAGTGGGCCGTCCTGATACACAGGCAGGAAACGGTGTGGCATCGGAATGTGTAACTTCAGCACTTCAGGTGCCCGGCGATATGCAATCATGCGCGCTTCCGGGGGTGAAGTACCAATACCAGCAGCATCCAGGCCGCGTGCGGAACGGATCATCAACGGCTGACCGGTGGTGGCTGTGTACACGTTGTTCCGGCGCACAAACTCAAGGATGGTCATGTTCGTGTCAGTGACGCGGGTCGAGGCGATCAAGTTCCATTTTGTGAATGGCAGGATCAGTGTATCTGCCATGCGCACGTCGTTGGTATCCACCTGCACGTGTGAGATGCAATCATTCACGTCCTGAATGATCATGTCGGGCGTTGTACCGCTTCCCGCCCAGTCACCATTGGTCACCGCATTGGCGGTCACGGTAGGGTAGTTGAAAAGACCACCAGCAAAACCCTTTTCATCATCGCCATACAACGCAACGCGGTCCACCATTTCCTCGTAGGCGCGCCTTGCGGCAGCAGCATCATCGGCGGTCAGATTGCGGCCAAGCATCATCGCTTGGTTAATCTCTTCCCAACCGTATGAATACCCGATACCAGCAGTATAAACCGGCGTCTCAAATTTCGAGAGTTCGGTGCCCGCCAGCGGTATATCATCCGCATTACCGTTGATCCAGTCCGCCTTGCCGAACTTGTCACTGGAATAGTACGTGACAGATTTCGCAAATGGATGGGCGGAAGTGTCTACTGGAATTAACCCGGGATATTGGATATCCGGGTAAGCAATCTGGTAAACACCCTGTTCGATGTGTGTGGTTTGTGAAACCACAAAGCCCATCGCGGCCTGTGCATCAAAAATTTCTCTAGGCATTTTCAGTCCTCCTTAAGACGCTGAGCCAACGACAGGTGAACCCAGTCGGAGCTGTGCCAGTGTTGCAGTTGCAGCGGTTGTATCCCATCGAGCATTTTCGATCAGAGTACCACCGGTGTTGGAAAACGCCCCTGCAGCCAGAACATGAACCGGATCACCAGCAGCGACACCGCCAGTATTCAGCACCCAGATTACGCCACTGGTCATGATGCGCGCAGATTCATTTTCTGCGAAGAGGTTTGGCGTCGCGGGATCAACAGAGCGTTCGCGCACCGTAATGCCGAGCAGCGTTGAACCATCAGAAATCAAGCATTGCTTGTCTTCAGTTCCCTGCATAATGCCAACACCAAAACCAATACCTGCTTCAGTTTCAACATTGCGCGAGATCAACGTGCAAGGCTCTTCGTTTGCGCGCATGCCCGCTACGGCAGCGCGAATGTTGTCATCGTATGTGCTTTGTACAGTTGGCATTAGTGTGCCTCCTTCTGGGGTTTCCACGCGTTGGAGATGCGTTCGACATATTCGTCGTAAGCGTCACCGGTTTGTTTTTTGCCGGGCGCGGCTCTCAACGCTTGGCGCACCGGGTCGGCGTTGGCATCCTCGGCCAGAATGTCGAACCTGGCAGTGATGTAATCAGCTGACTTGTCCTTGACTGAATCAGCACCGAGCTTGGCAACGACAGCCATTTTACGAATGTCGTCAGCAGTCTTGCCAGAATAATCCACGTCAGCAATGCCCTTGGCTGTAGTGATCAGATCAGCGCGATCTTTAACGGCCTTGTCCATGGCATCATCAGACATGACCTTTTTGCCGAGTTCATCGATCTTGGCATCTTTCGTTGCCAGCTCTTTGTCCTTGGCTTTCAGTGCTTCAGCGTGAGAGGTTTCGGCTGTGACCTTTGCTGCACGTTCATCCGCCAGGTCTTTGCTCAACTTCGCAATGGCCTGAGCACCGGCATCAGTGGTCTCAACAGAAAACCCGTCAACTGTAACGGTAGTGAGTTTTACATCAGGCATCTCATTGCCCTCCTTTGTAGTGGTTTCGTCACCCAGCTTGAGTTGAGAACCGCCCCTTGCTCGGGTGACGAGAGCAAGATGATTCATTCGAAGATTGCGTTGTACAGCGTCATACTGCTCGCCTTCAGGAGTAGTTCCAGCTGTTGTGTCCAAGTCCATGGTGTAACCCATTGACAATTCGCGTTTACCTTCTTTCCACTCACGAATAGCGGAAGCGTCCATCAACAACATCGGGACGCGAACAAATTCTTTATCACGTAATACCTCGCCGCCGGTCTGACCGCGTGAATGCTCCTTCCAATTTTCAGCATCAACCATTTGATCAGGATGATTTACAGTCACAGGGCGATACGCATATGACTTCATTGCATCGACAGAAAACACTTCATCAGGTGGCCTGTAAACTCTTACAATTCTGTTGGGGTCACCGTCCAAACCGATTTCATCGGCACGGTACAGCTGTACGCCTGTACGGGCAACACGCGCTTCAGCGGTCAGGTAGCCGTCTTTGGTCAATCGAGGGGAATCAATTGTAACTGTGTTATCGTACAAATTCATAGGCCGACTTCCTCAACAGTTTCCTGCCAATCCTCATCCAGCTCCTCGAAAATTTCCGGACCAAGAATAATGGGACCAACATAAGGTTCAATGTCTTTTGGTACACCACCATACGTAATTGTGATGTGCGGTGTATACCCGGGAAAATCCCAGCTGGCACCAGCATCAATAATACGTTTATGCCGCCACTCCAGTTCATCACTCGAAAATTTCAAGACCTTGGCTGCTTCACCGAGTTGCTCAACAATCCTTGGTCCACCGGGCTTGATCTTCAACCTGCCGCGTTCATCGCCGGACCAGTCAGACCCAATTTCCGTCCAATCCACAGGCTTGCGGCTGAACGCTATTGTAACGTGCATGGTTTCCGGTTTCAGGGTTTGCCTTATACCCTGCTTCTTCGCCCAAGCCGTTATATCCGAAGCATTCAACACCCTACGCGAAACATAAAGCGTTCTCGGAACCGATTCGTCTGCAGCAACACGCTCTTCCGATTCCTGCTCTTCGAGTTCGCCAGTGATTTTCAGTGTAGGCATGATTGAGTGCTCAATCAACATATTGACAGCAGCTTCACTCAGGTCGTCGTCAGGAAACAAACGCGTTTCTGACAGGATTTTAATTGTTTCGGCAATGCTTTTGCTGATGGTGGCCTTTTGTTCATCCGACATCTGCCACAGACTTGACCACTGGTAATAGATATCCAGTGGCCTGGTGCCGAGCGCCGAATAAATCAGTGCCTCATCCAGCAGCTTCAGTGCTGGAGTTATGTGCAGAGTCTGGATCGAATTCACAGAGTCGTAATAGTTTTTCAGGTCAGACTCCCCAGTACTGGAAAGTCCGGAAGGCGTCTGACCCAGGAACCGCGTAACAGGAATGTCGGCAGCACCGGCTACAGCCTGTAGCGCTTGCATGCAAATGTCTGTAAGCCCTGCGAACGTGAACGTCTTGCTGTCATGCTCTTCTTCCGAGTCAATCACCAGCATGCCGTTGTTGGATTTCAGCAATGCCGCCAGCATTACACGCTCCTGCAACTGTGTCCTTGTGACTGGATCAGCCATTATGTCGCCCAGGCCAGGAATTTTCAGGATATCAACTTTCGCTTCATACACCAGTGACGCGATATTAGCCGCGATAGAATCGGCATTGCGCACCGCATCGTAAGGCGCAATCAATGAACTGTCTCCCCAACCCTGGTGCTGAATTTGATTCAGCTCTGGATCAGGCAGCATAGCACCGAAAAAAATGGCAAGCCGAGAAGGATGGATGCGCTGGACGTTACCACCAGACACCGTGTAATATTTCGGCTTGCCGTAGCCAAGCAGCAAAGGATCGGTTTCAATTTCGCCGGCAGTCAGAAGCCTGCGCGGTAACACGGTGATGAATTCAAGCTGCCCCTTCTTCACCGTGCGCGGGTCCAATGGCAGTGACGGGTCTTGGTTCGTGATGCTGAAATAGATTCCCGCACCACCATACAACCGCGCCGACTCTATCGCCTCAAGCACCTTCGCCTGTAAACCGAGGTCTTTTTCTGCGTTCTCAATCAATTCAATCTGCGGCTTGTCTGCATTCCATTCGCGCCACTTGCGCGTTGCGTCCTGTGCAGGAATGGATACGACCTTGCGCGCCATCCACGATGTACGAAACGCATTGGACAACTGATCATCAGTCAGAAACAAAGGCGCGTAAAATGCGCCACTCTGCTTATCGCGGTCTGTGTTCAGCGACGCAATGAAGTTTTTCAGCGTGTCGCGTATCGCGGTAATCTTGCCCATTACCCGGCCATCCCTTTCAGGTTGTACACAGACCCGCTCATATCAATGTTATCCGCAGCAATCAGTGCATCAGCAAGGTTGTGCGACTTGACGCCGAGGTCTTTTTTCAACTTGGCTTTGGGTACGACGCGCTTTTTACCTTCGCTTTCCGCCCACCAAGGAACACACAACTCAGTGAACAGTGCGGACAACTTCGCTTCTCCGATCTCAGACGAAAATGACAACACATCTGCGGGCTTTATTGACTGGCCGCGAACAACAGCATTAAACGTAAGCATTGCCTTGCGCGCTGTATTGGCCCAGGACTGCGATTTCAGGTTGAGGTACGTTTGTCCATTGGTTGGGCTGTTCTTGTTGTCGGGGTCACTGGGTTTATCCTTGAACATCACTTCACCACCTGCGTGGAAAGCGTAGTGCTTGACGTCTGTTTTGTGTTGCGCGTTCTGCTCCTTGATATAACCGCCAACAAAAGCGCCAACACCGATAGTGTCATAAGAAACGACTGCGCCCAAGGCTTTTGCCTTGGCCCATATACGCTTGGCATTTTGCACCAACTCGTCTTTGTTGGACTCCCAATCTTCAACACTCTTGAACACGCCGTCAACTTTATGTGCATCAGCACATTTGTCTTCGCCATCGTCTGCAGGGTCGAAGCCCACGACGTTACGACCGGTCAACTTGACACCAAGAGCTTTATGCGCATCGATACAAGCTTCCAGCCACCGGCGCTTGAAGATCGACAATTCACTGTCGCCCAACGGCACGCCCAGGTAAACGTGCTCGTATGTCTCCGGGTCGCGCTCCTTCATCTGTAAAATGTCGCGCAGCGCCTTTCGTGACAGGAATTGGTTCTGTGTGTAGTTAATCTTCTTCACGACGCAACGCGCCGGTTTATTGACAACGAAATTCTGCCAGACAAAGTCTGTGATAAAACGCGGATTGAAAAGCAGTATGGTCAAAGAGTCCTCCTTGCGGATTGTCGGCTCGATCACAATCCACTGGTCTTTGGTTAGCTTCTCCGCTTCCTCGCACCACAAAATATCGACGTCGGACGTGCCCTTAATTTCCTGTATGTTGCGCTCAATTCCGTAGAAGAGGAATTCAGTCCCTGTCCTGTGATGAATGATCGTTGTTTTTTGAATGTCAAATTCATCGGACAGGTCCAGGTGTTCAATGGCCCACTTCAATTCTGTATAAACAGAATCCTGGATTCGATTCTGGAATCGGCGTACACAAAGAACGCGCATACGAACAGGTATATGGTCAACGAGACGAACCACTTGGCACGCAGTGTCCCTCGTTTTTGAACTCGATCTGCCGCCCCATAAAACGCCAATGTCGTTTTCACCAAGCAACAGTTCTTCCCAGAACGAAACTAACTCCGGGTTTGTCAACGGCACAGCATATTTGGCTTGTGCGTTCAACTGTTCCCCTCTTGTCGCAACTTCTCGCGCCAGGTGACATCAGAATGCTCGACAGGGCCACCAGTCGGGTTGCTCACTCCCAACTGCTTACGAAACGCCCCCACACTGACATGATTGCCCAACAGTTCCAGATTTTTCACTTTGTCGGGCCATTTGATCTTTTTCAGCATTCCGATCATGGCCTTGTCATCACCTTTGCCCTCGAACAGCTCTGACACCTCAAAACCGGAAATATATTTGCGCCACACCATCGGCCACTGGTTCACCGGCAAAAGCTCTTTACCCGTTTTATCAAAAATGTCCGCGAAATCCATCTGATCGATTTCCGCCAGTCGGTTCAACACATACCCGGCCGTTATATTAAAACGCTCTTCCGCCACTTTTGCTGCTTGTGTTCGCAATTCATCCAGCCTTGCCTTTATGTAAGGTCGGTTAAAAAATCGGCTTGCGCGCTCAATTAGCGTCTTACCCTTGGAGTCGCGTGAACCCGGAAAGCCAGCGCGATAAGCATCAGTTTGCACGCCGTTCATCACGTACTCCTGACAAGCTCTTTCGTATTGTTGGTTTTTCAACACAGGCATCGGCTATTGCTTCCCGGTAGGGGATATATTGTTGGACGCGATGGTACCACACCGAGTGAATCGGCACAATGCCGGTGGGCGTTGTAGCTGTAGCACTTAATAAGGGACTCAAGTTTGTCAACACGCCACTGATATAATCTGCTGCTACAGCTGCTACAACTACAACAGACACGCTACAGACCGCGTCCTACGGGGCTTCTAGCTGTAGCACTGCTTGTAGCATTAAACCCGCCCTGCCCCCTCTCTTAGGTTACACAGACAGTTCCGAGTCTCTTATAATAGGTTCCGAAAACGTTCCGGGGGTGTCGGTGTTGCAGTTTATGGGGTGTTGCTGCTACACGCTGCTACAGCTTCGAGTATTTCTCAAGTGTCGGGTGAAGCAGATCGAAGTATTGGTAGGCGTGCTCGTCGAACATGTCCACGGGCTGCATCGGCATGTCTGGCCAGTGCCTGTTGGATTTATTCCGGTTTTTGTATTTCGGCGTTTGGTACAAGTTCCACGGTACGTTCAAGCCGCACACTATATTACTTTTAAGGGGTACTTCGTGATCCAGTTCGTAACCATCCGGACATGTCCCCTTTAATGCCCTCATCCGGGCGATTTGGGAGTCGCCCAACCAGGGCGGCGTGGCCCAGTACATTCGTGTCCAGTAGACAAAACTGCTACGGTTTTTACCCTCGGCCAAGTGCTCTTCCAGGGTACGGGCGAGCCAGTTCGGGAGAGGCGGGCGGGTCAGGCTATCCGGGCAAAGCCTGCGGTCATAGGGGTGCCGATATGTCTTCTGTTTCTCCCGTTTGCTTCCCTTGTACATACCGACACCCTGTGTTATGTCAGGACCGGGTGCGGCCCCTCCGTCCAAGGGAAAGCCTTCTGTTGCCATTATCTTCATGAGTGTGATGTCCTCCGTTTGTTGTTGAAGATTCGTTCACTGTATTGCCGCAAATCTCCCTCAGTCCATCCTTCTTGTTCCAGTTTCAATAGTGGGTAATGAATGCATAGCCTGTGAGCACTTTCCCCTTTGGCGTTGAGCAAGTGCGGGTGTGGTACCCCGGCGCAGTTGCACGACCTCTTCATTTTACGCTGCACTCGTTCATGATACTTTGCTTCGTCATCGGTACACTCATCACTACCACATTTGGGACATTGTGCTGGGGAGCCGCTTGTGCCGGGACCACGGGGTGTTGTGAAGTGCCCATGCCCGCCGCCACGTCTGCATGCCCGGCAGCGCCAGTGGTAACGACTGCGGCCGGGTGTTTTCATGCTATGTCTCTTGCTGTGCGGCGCACAGGTCCGATTGATCTGGGTTCAGGTGCGCCCCCTCACTCAGTGTGGATTTGCCACAACCCGGCCAGCGTAAAAAGTCACCGCATCGAAAATTTGGCACCACGTGTTGGTGGAAGTTGTCATCATCGTAACCGCCAGACACGAACTCTTTGTCGCAAAATTCACACATGTACACGGCTCGGAAGTCGCGCCTGTGCTGGTCAATAATCTCTTTAATTTTCATTGTTTATTCCTCTGTTCAAGCGGCATCAACCAATCCGTGATTTCTTTGGCTTCAGCGCGGTGCTGTGCCGCTATCTTCTTGATCGGCAGCCATAAGTAATGCGCCTTCCGCTGATTTAATGGCACCAACCGGGCATACAAGCAACTTCTGCTCCCTCGTCTTTCTATTTGCGGGTCTGGTCATTTGGACCTCCTCTTGTGTTTTTTGCACACTCTTCCAGTTGCGATACCAGCCTTGGATTCAGACATCCCTGTTCAATAAGCTCCGAAGCGAAGTGCTTCACCATAATTTCAAAGTCTTTCCAGAATAGGTTTATATTGTTGTATGGCGTTCCGATATTGAAACGAATATTTCCATGACTATCAGCGAACCGAACTACCCGAACCCTATGCTCGCCATGACAAAGTGTGACGGCTGAATCCTGCTCTTGATCAATTTCATTTAATTCATTTGTCACTGTCATTTACTCCTCTTGCTTCCGGTAATATGATTAGGCTTTTCTACTCATATTTATTCTTCAGCTTCTCTAGTTGAGCCAGCTCCTGTTTGCGGGTGTTTTCTTCCGCTCTTATTCTTTCTTTTACCTTGCGCTCCTGAGCCTTTTCAAATAATTTTTGGTCAGAGCTTCATGAGACTTTCTCATTTTTTCTATTGTCTCTGGCCCGTTACTGAGAAAGTCTTTAATAAGACCCCAGTGTATTGTTATCGTGTCTTCTCTCCATTCTGGATGACAGCTACAAGAATCGTTATATTCGGTTCGATACTCTGCTCCATTAGAGGAGAAGCCAACTAAGTCATCCCTTGTGCAGTGGCTTGGGTGCCCTGACTTAATATATTCCTTTAACAAAAGCGGCATGAAATCACGGAGATGCGACAAATCTTCTATTAGTTGATCAATGTCAAGAAACTCTTGGCCCATGTTTATTTCTCCTATGTTATTTCCGGTAATATGATTTACCGGAATTATTCTATTGTCGCCGTTGCCAATGCTATCTTTGTACTCTTCAATATATCGGCATAATCAAGCATGAGCTGCACATCATCTTCTTGGTCTGCACTGTCGAACCTAACCAGCTTCTCCAGCACCTCGGCAAGCTCCCGGATAGTTGAATCTGATCTGCTTGCAGCCTCCCGCATATTACAAGCGATAGCCAAGCCACCGTGTGAATCCAATACCTCACCAGCTTCATAGAACGTGCCATAATCCTTCTTTCTCAGCCCGTACTTGCTCATTTCGCTTCCTCCATCCTCTCAGCTTCTACGTCAGAAAACTCCAGAAGGAATAAATCACGCGGAAGAACTTCACACCAAACTTTATTTTCAGCATCTTCAGCCAGCGAGAACTGATGCCAGTATCCCTTTCCGCTCCAGTTGTGTCCTATGTATCTTAGTTTGCGGCGATATATGTTTCCAGTTACATATATCGCCGCTTCTTAATCTGTCTGTTAGTGTGTTATTCATTGCTTTACCCCTGACCAATCTACCGGAATCACCAGGCCCGCTACCTGTCGGCCACTGGGTCAGTGGCCGACAGGTAGCGGGTTGTACCGCTACCTTTGCACAAAGGACAATGCTTGGGCGGGTCCGATACCCTGCGCTCCGCCACACAGAGCACGCAATTCTGTTGATTCCACACGGCCGCTACCACAGCTTTGGCGCGATGTCCTACGGAACTGGTGTACTTGCTGCCCATTTTGTCGCGCAGAGACAAAAGCATCGCCGCTGTAAAATCTTCTGTAGTTGTACCTTTTGCTCGGGCTTTTGAAGTTGCCGAGCGCAACAGGCAGCGGCGTAAATATTCAGCTGATCTGGCCATGTTTGTTAATCCTCGGCATCTGCGCGGTACGGCGCAAACCCAATAAATTCACCGTCGTCATGTATGATTTGATCCGTGTCGCCGTTCGAGTCTGTATAGAACAAAAGGACGGAACCATTGATAACACCGTTCGCATACAGAGACTTCACAACGTTGTCGATGTCGTTGGTGATCGTCGGGTACTGGTCCCAGGGTCCGATATCTGCCAATAATACGGAACCTGCGTACGGCCCTGGCCGTATTTCGAAATTGGCCCTTCTCATACCTGTATCCTCCAGAGTTCGGCGGATACATCTTCGTTATAAGCACGGATAGCTTTTCGCGCCAGCTGTTCGTATAGTTCCACAGCTTCGCGCTCTTCGGCGGGCAGCTGGCGACCCAGGCTCATCGCCTCGACGATCTTTAGCGTCAAGTCCAATTCCCGGAAAGATGCCCTGATGGTTGCGTAGGAGTAGCTGACTGCTGCGTCCCACGTGACCAGAAACCCCACTGATCCGGCCGTTCTGCAGGCATGGTCATAGTGTGACGCGGCCAGTCGGCGCAAACCCCGCACAGCGAACGGCAAAAAGCTTTGAATTGTCGAAAACTTGCTGAATTCAAATTCTGGTTTACCTACAATCGCGATCTTCATATCTTATCCTCTATGGCGGACTTAAGCCCGGGCCAGACTCCAGCTTTGCTTTACTCCCCGGCCTGTTCACGCAGGAAGTTGCGGTACACGTTGCCGATCAACATGCGCTGGTGGCCGCGATTGAGATGTCCGTACGCTTTGGTAAAAGTCCCATGGCCTGTGCCCATTTTCTTGGCCACGTATGTTTTCACTTCCTCCAATGTCTTGCCGTGCAGCTCGCGGGCAACCGGATCATCATTGTGCGCGGTTTCACGACCGGAGGGCAGCCTGTCTTTTTTGTAGCGCTTGCGTGCCTTAGTCAGCGAAGCAGGCATTTTGCCGCCAACCGGCCCCCCGTCTTCATCTTCATCTTCATCTTCATCTTCATCTTCATCTTCATCGGCTCTTTTGAATGAAGGCTTTACTTTTGGTCGGGTTTTCGCCTCGGTTTTACCCCCGGTTCCACCTGTCGCGTCCCGATACTCTTTTTCGGTAGCTTTGTAAAGCTCCGTCCTCGGTACAACCACTTCGCCGGAACCGTCGGCTGCTTCAAAAGTCACTTTGCCTTTGGTGGCGGCGATGTCAATAATCTTGCCCACCAGGTAGGCGCCTTTTCCGTCAACGTCAGCTTTAACCAAGCCGCCAACAACAGCGCGTTTTACTTTATCCATCGTGATTTCCTCTATTAAGTTATGTTAAATATGTCTATCAACTACAAGGTTATTAAAACATGTGGCCTGCCCTACGTCAATGTGCCTCATAATTGAGTCTCCACTTCCAGCCTGGCGCAACGCTCGATGTCTGCGAGTGCCACCTCGTTGGAGTCATAAAAACGATTAGGCGAGACGTGGATATCAGAGCTATTTTTGTAAATCATTTTTGCCGCGAACTCACACGATGTTAATTCCTCCAGGCGTTTGCCATTTTCGCCGGCCAAAATGACAGCCCAACCAGCACGGCAGTGAGTGTTTTTACATTTGTGCCAAACAGACATATCTAAAGCACCCGGCCGGCTTACGGCAGCGAATACCTCTGAGTGTATATTAGACACCCTAACAGTCGCCACCAGGTCTATGATTTCTGAGTCTGTGCTGCAACCACTGCAATCACTGCAATTACGGCAACCAATGCAATCACTGCAATCACTGCAATCACTGCAACCACTGCAACCACTGCAATCACTGCAATCACTGCAATCACTGCAACCAATGCAATCACTGCAATCACTGCAACCACTGCAACCATTGCAATTACGGCAATCACTGCAATCACTGCAACCACTGCAATTACGGCAATCACTGCAATCACTGCAACCACTGCAATTACGGCAACCACTGCAATTACGGCAACCAATGCAATTACGGCAACCAATGCAATTACGGCAACCACTGCAATCACTGCAATTACGGCAACCACTGCAATTACGGCAACCACTGCAATTACGGCAACCACTGCAATCACTGCAATCACTGCAACCACTGCAATTCCAGCAGCCTGTATTCAATTCGTTCTGCTCCTGCCAATTTGCATTGTTGTCGGCAAAATCTTGACTTACCCCGTTGACCGACTTATCAACGCGCTTTGTGAATTCTTCAAAGTTTTCGAAAATTTCGGTTTTCATCTTTCTATCCTCTCAGTTGTGTGTTAAAATGGCCGTCCTTGGCCGTTGGTCTTGCTGTTAGTCTTTCAGGTATTTGGCAATGCCGATGGCTTCGGCTTCAGCTTCGGTAATATAATGCTCGGCTTTTTCGATAACCATTTTGCGAATTGGTTCGTACGCATTTACGATGCTTTGGAGCTCTGCTGTCGTATCCGCCATGTGTGTAAGTTGGGCAAGATGGCCTTTCCATTGTGAAAGAAAGCGCTCTTTAGTAATCAGCGACTTGCCAAAGGTACCGCCATAAACTACTTTTTTGCCGTCAACTTCGTTTTTCATTTCACATCCTCAATTGGGCCATCCTTGGCCTGTTCGTTTAATTAGTTATCGACACTTGCCTGATACACTACAGTACCAAGCCCCAACAGCTTCAAATCAATTTGCGACTGCAGATTTTCCAGCTCCGAAATACGCGAAACCTTTTTCGCCAAGCGCTGTAGTCTGTCTATTTCGTCGACCAAGGCGTTCAGGTCCGCGTCAGTTTTGATTATGAATGTTTTCATGTCTCTATCCTCTATTGGGGTTGGCGTTTTCGCTCGACCATGGGGTTATTAGAACACAACCCGGACCCTGACACAAGTATTTTCGTAACGTGTCACTGTTTTCGTACCGTCTGCTTTCTTCCGGCAGTATGCCGTTGTGCTTCTTCAGCACCAACCGGGTGGCTTCGAGCCTTGCTTCCAGTTCTTTAATCGTGGTCATGTTCTGCTTCTGTTGCGCCCCGCTGCCACGGCCCCATGATTTTCATTGCATCTTCGTGGTGTTGACGCAAGCTTGCGGGGTCCGAAATTTCCGCCCTTACATTGTACGCCGAAACCCCTTGATCCGGCAGATAACGGTAAAGGAGGACGACATTGCCGCTTGACCCGATAAAAGAAGTTATTCTATGTTCGCTTCCCGGAAATCGCTCTATGAAGTCCTGTAGCATTTCGCATACCGTCATCTCAACCTCTCCCCAACAATCTGCTTTTAACCATTCCGCCCAACTCTTGGCGAAGCCCTACCTTGTCGCCGAAATCCCGGCCCGCTGACCGGCCCGCACTGCTCGCAGCCGCAGCTTTCTGGTTACCGGCCCCCAATTGTACCCCGGCCGCTTCAATATATGCGCGAGCATCAGCCTCGTGCCGTGCATACGCGTTCAGTAAAGCGGGCAGTGTGCCGCCTTCCCCGTCATCAAGTTTCCCTTGTTTACCCTCGTTCATCATCTGGTAACAGCGGCTCTGGATACGGGTCGCGGCTTCTGTCCGAAAGCTGCAGATGTACGCCCACGGGTCATCATTGCTCGGCCTCAGCTTGCAAGTGGTGCGCGCCTTCAAGTCCACCAGGGCCACGACCTTGCGAATCATCATGGTGGCAATGAAACGGTGATTGTTGTTGCCGGTTACGTGGAAGTAACGCTTCAGGTTCTTGCCGGTTTGCCTGTTTGTGCTCTGATAGATATGGCAGAAATACAGCTCGGCCAACCCCCGAGCTATTACACCGGCCCATAGCCCAGTTTTGGTATGATCCACTTCCACCGCTTCCGTGCCAATATCCAGACCGTTTTCTTCGATCTCGATTTCTTGAACGTCATACTTGGCCATCAGTATATACAGCTGTCTGGCCGCAATCAACGCCTCGTTTTCGGAGGAGGCGTCGTTGGCCATGGCGCGCAATGCTTTGAGTTTGCGCTGGACTCTTTCAGGTAGGTGTTTCATGTCTCTATCCTCTATAGTGTTTTCGGTGGACTACGGGGCTATTAGAACACAACCCGACTTTCTATACAAGTATTTTCGTTGATGGGCATCATTGGGGGTCTGCCTCGGGGCCAGCTGTGATTACAATGGTAGTAGTCTCGACACGGCGCACTGAAGCCTCTTGCCCGGTCATAGGTGTTTCCCTCGACGAACCTGGTCTGTCCACGGCAATCTTGACATCTATGCCTTGTAACAGGCCCGCTGACGATAGTAAGCCGGACATCTGGTACATGACCTCTTTGTAACTGGCCGGAGGCCGTGCAGCAGTCTTGAGACCGGCGATAACGCTAAGTAATTCGGCCACTACACCTATCGAAGCTTTTGCCAGAGCCATACCGGCAGGGCCACCGTCTGTCACTCTATTGAGTGCAATCAGCAATTCCGCTGCACGGGCCTCTGTTCTTCCGGTGTTCCACCACGGCTTGTTATTCATTTTCTGTTTTCCTTTGCGTTTATCTTGCTGGCGGTAGTTAGAATGCTGCTTGCTCTTCTGTGTAGAACAACGTAGGACCAGCATCGTATCGTCGTTGTTCCGACTTCGGGTAAGGGGTCACCTCGTGATATTTTAACATCGCCCTCATCCGTTTCTTATGCGATCGACTACCAATTAATATAAAGTACCGGTGCTTGGGTTCTGGTTTTATGGTAACGATACCATTTTCCTTGGCCCACCGCTTTGGGCCCTTGACGCCCTTTTGCCGGAGTGTTAGAGGCATTACCCTTGCCCCATCTACGATGTACGCAGAATCATGTGAACGGGTCGCGCCGGTATAAATCCAGTTTGTGGCTTGATAAACTATGCCGCAATGCCCTTGCGAGCTGTCCGCGTAGCTGACAAAAGCTCTCGGGCCGTCGAACATCCGGAGCGCCCCGGCCACTAGGTAGGACGCCGCGTTCTTAGTAGCTGTCTGGACCACCATCCGAATCACCTTCATTAAGCTGTCCCCATGGCCATTTTGTCCGCCCCCCCTACACCCAAGGTATGCGCCAGCTCCTGTTCACTGGCGCAAGTGCCCAGCGCATGGTAGGGTATTTTCTGATCTGTTCCGGGCACTAGAGCAACTTCGCTAAATCTTTTGGGTTGATCGACTTGCCCCACTTACCATCGTGTCCCTTGATACATTGGTGCTTCAAATGTATGGCCGCGTCTATCAGATACGTGGTTTCTTCGTTACCGATAAGTACAAACACCTTGAAACCCTGCCTGATTCGATCTCTAGCCCACCGCCTTTGTATGGCTGTCCATTCTTTCAGCTGGTTCACTTTGTCGTACATAAACTTGCTTTCAACAAAAACAGTCTTACCACCTTCGATGTACAGGTTCCAGTCTGGACGCCCACTGCCGATCATGTTTTCGATGCGTTCACCCTCGACACCGGACAACATTTTCAACGCATCGGACAAACGTTTATTGATTTTGGCTTCTGGTTTGGTCATCGTCGGACTTTCCCGGGAAAATATCATCGATCTCGCTTGGCTTGTAGTCCATCAGTTCTGCGTAGAGAGCGGCCCCTACTTCATGCGGTTGAAGCCTGGCATACAGCTTATTGCGCACAGAGGAGGTGTGTCGATTGAACTGATTGCCGTAATTATCCAGAAACCACAGAGATTCGATCAGATCGGCCACTTTGACAATAGCGACAACATCATCAGCCGCGTGGCCGTAGCCCCTGCCGCAAAACAGCATAGCCGCTTCCATCCTTTCTACTGCCTCGTATATCCCGAGTGATTTTTTCACTGGAGTCGGTATATCGCCCGACATGACCTCGGGCAAGTCATGCAATGTGGCCGCTACTACCACCGCATTGAACATCTGGCGATTTCCGGGGTGCATGCGGCCGCACAGTTCCATGGCGATGACTATGACGCCATATGTGTGCTCTGCCAGTGACTGGATTTTCACGGTGTCTACAATCTGCCAGCGTTTGACGATTGTAGCGCGCAACACATCCCCGAGGTTGAGATTTGCGCTGTGATTATCACCTGTGTTTGAGGATACCATGTTCATTTACCTCCCATTGTCGTGTTTCGTTGATTGCCATCTTGTCATGGATGGCTTCCACCGGGTCTATTCCCCGCAACTGCATGCCGTCCAGCACCAAGATGGCGACATCGGCCCACTCATGCGGATCGTCCAAGTTGCCGTTCAGAAGTTCTGGTAATTCTTCCATCACAAGCTTCTGTAGAGCCATCTCTGGCTTGCGCCCCGGTAATACTGAATCGGCCCACCGGTTGATACGCTCCAAGGCGTTCGAGAGCGTCCTCCCGCAGCGCTCGTACCAACCAGCTGCCCAAGGTCCGTCTTCGCGATCGACACGCACAACAGCGCTGCCCGGGGCCGGGGGTGTGGCCCACGTGGTACCAGTACCGGAAATCTCTTCCGGAGTCAGCCTGGTGCAGCTTTTACAGCGACTGTCCGGAGCAAGCCAATCTACTGCTAACGAACACTGATAACACGTGTACCGGCCCGCTCCGGGGGTTACGAACTGCGAACCAAAGCGTAAATCCGGCACCCCAATTCCGCGCCTGTGATAAAACCCGAGTATCATCATGCAGGTGGCCACGTGCGCTCCGTGGAACTGGCCTGACTCGGCATCATAGAATTCACCCCTTTTGATCTTGGCGATGTGGCGTTCCGCAGAATCGACAAGCTCGGACCATGGCATGCCATGCATCCAGTTCGCTTCCCCGTATTTGCCGTCCCCCATTTCAAGGACATGGGCCATCGCTTCAGCGAATTGGGGGTCAATTTTACTGAGTTTTGGTTTACCCTCACTGAATTTCTTGGCGGGCATACTAGAACACTCCTGTGGCCGGGCCAGTCGTATCGGTAACGTTGTCAACTGTGGGCCCATGACCAGCGTACCTCACGAAACCGCCCAACTGAGTTATTCGGTAAAACAGTTGGCGCTGCTTATCGGGCGACAGGTAGTTCATGAAATTGAGAAATATTTCGTCCGGGGAACAAGCGCGCAGGGCTTTTCGTGTCTGTTCTTCTGAGAACGTAAAAATCCGGCGCGGCAACTGGGTCACGGTTGTGAGTTCGGCAGGGGCACCGATATCTTCCCAGTCGAGTTCACGCTGGTCCGGGTAACAGGGGCCACTGTAGCCCACCTGTTTGCCCGTGTCGTCGTAGCGATTCGCAACCCTGATAGGGTAAGTGCGCATCGTACCTACTACAGTTTTGAGTTTGCGCAGAGGGATGCCGCAATCCGTCATAATCTGTGCCGGGGTACATTCACGGGACGTGACAAAAGGGTAAAACCCGGAGTTGATACCTAAGCTGTAACCCTGTGCCCCTTCCACCTGAATGCGACTGGCACAATCGACAACTGCATCGTAAGTGTTGGCATCTACCACTTGCACGTTGACACCGCGCAATGCTCCCATATCGAAAATTTTTTCGGCCAAGCCCCTGGCTATGATGGTTGCATTAAAACGGCTACGTTCTATCTTTTCGATCAAGGCAGCACCGCAACCCTTTTTGGTGCTGCCAATACCGGTCATGGTACAGTTTTCCTTCTCGATATGGCGCGGATGGATGATACAGGCATGTTCATGTATCAAAACACACGCACCCTGCAGCAAATCCTTGCAATCACTAGCCTCCTGCATCAGACGATCGATTCCAATTTGTGAGCCGGGGCCGATCAGTATATACTTAAGATTCGGTGACACCACACCATTGGCCAGCATGCAGTGCACAAATTTGCGCCCGTTGGAATCAATAAAAGTGTGGCCCGCATTCATGCTCCAAGCAGTTACTATGACGTCGGGCTTGTCCCGTTTAGCCAGATACCCGGCTATCAAGCCCTTGCCGGTAGAGCCAAACTGTAAATCACAAATCAATGTAACGTTTTTCATATAGTGTCTATGTCTTAGTTTTTATGTTAAATCTTTTGTTTGTTCGGACCGGTCGCGGCCCTTTCCGCCTAATCATGTTGAGCCCTTCTCCTTGAGTATCGTTCGCGTTACAACAGGTGAACGATACTCAAGGAGAAGGGTTCTCAATCAAAAGGGACGTCGTCGTCGAAGTCATCACCATGGGGCGGAGCTGGGGCCGATTTGCCACCAGCAGTGCGCCTCGCCTCTTCGTTGTGCCGTTCCGATGGCTGTTCGTCCTTCTCTGTAAATGCGAGGGATTGCATCATTCCCCCCATCCGTTTGCCCTGTTTAATCGTTTTTGTCCAAGCGGACAGCCAGAACAGACCGATTTGTCCGCAGTGGGGACAGGTAATCTCCGCCGAGCCAGTAGCATTCGGGTGAGTATCCTTGGTCTTCCTGTCGTTTTTGAACAAGGAACCAGAGTCTGTGTTGTCGTAGGCCATATCACTATCCTCTATCAGGTTGAATTATTCTACCATGTGCCATACACTGGTAACAAGTGGTTTTACTGCCCGGAGACAGAGCATCCTTTAACAGTTTTCTGTGTCCGCAATCAAGGTGCCCGTAGTAAACTGCCGCGCCTCGCTCAACGTACTTCAGTCGAAGAATTTTTTTCGACTGTCAGAACTGTCCTCAGGGGAAGCCCGCCGTAGCTGCTCCTTTCCGTCACGTCATTTTCTCCGCTACAGTCGCATCCCACCAATTAGATGATGGCTCTGAAAAGTCTATGCGTATCGGCACACGAAGTTCGGGCCTGCGCTGGATTTCAGCCTTTATGGCCGCCAGGTGGCCCTTTGCCCCGCCGAATGGTAGTGAGAGACTGTACTCGTCGTGTATATTCAGCAACAGCCTTCCGTCCGGACACTCTGAATCCAGATATTCACATATCCGTATCATGTTTTCTTTATTGAGGTCCGCTGCTGAACCCTGATACACCAGACCTGAAGCTTTATAACAGAACATGCCCCCAGGAAATCTGATATGCCTCCCCTTCAGGGTCTTTACGTACCCACGCGATTTAGCTATCGAACGAGCTTTTTGCGCAATCTCTTTAACGCCCGGCATCATGGCATAGTAATCGTCGATAATCTTTTGCGCCTCGGGGCCAGCTTTTTTATATTGGTGCTCTTCTTCCTCGCCGCGCGCACCTTTTTTGAAAGATTCGATTGTAAAAGGCAGGCCCATATTGGCGGCCAACTCACCGCCCCCCATATTAAAGATCATGGCCAAATTCATTTGCTTGGCGTTAGCCGTAGATTTGCCGCCCGGTTGTGGGTTACGCGGTAAGCCGGTTAATTTTGCCACCGCTGCATGCCCGTCCAAATCCGGGTCCGCCCGGTATGACTCCACAATCTTGGGGTTGTTTACGAAGTGATGAAAGATTCTGAGTTCGTGTTGATCCAGGTCGCCATAGGCCCACCCCATGCTTTCATCGGGCAAAAATACCGGACGAATGATCTTGGCCATTTCTTTGTCACGGCTGGGTATCTGTTGCAGGGCCGGGTCCGTGTATGACAATCTGCCGGTACCAGTCCCCCCCGTGTCATCGCCTTTGGTTTGGTTGATGTTCGGGTGGACGCGCCCATCTCTGGCGTGTTCCAGCACATGTTTCCCAAGGAATGTATCCCGCATCCTGATCAATTTCCTCACAGAGAGAATAAGCGAAGCTGCAGGATGGCGAATACGCTCCAAGGCTTCCTTATCGATGCTGGGCGCACCCGCGCCTGTTGACTCCAGTACGGTACCGCACTCCGTCACCCAATAACCGTCTTTATGCATCTTTGGTTTGAACAACTCTTTGATTGAATTGGACGGGTTAGGATTAACTTCAAATCCCGCTAATTTGTTGATTTTCTTCTGGTGCCGGTCAATCGTTATCGTCAGGAGTTCCCTCCGCCTTTCAGTTTCGTCAAGATCAACGCGTATCCCGCCGCGTTCCATCCGCACCACATACGGGAACAGGCGTCTCTCCAACTCGCACACCTGGTGCAGCTCTCGCCGCTCTATCTCGTCTTCCTGCCACAGGTACAACTCCAACGCTAGTTCCGCATCCACTTTTGCGTAATGGGCCACGAGTTCGATTGGTGCGTTGGGCAGATTCCTCATCTGCGACCCTTTAGTAGCCTTGCCACCAAAGATATCCGCCAACTTCTGGTAGATTTCAACATCTTTCCTCTTGTTCAGATATTTCAGCGCCAACGAGTCCAAATCGTACTTAAAAAGATGCTCATTTATCAGTGCTGCCCTTATCATCGTACACTCACAGACAGCCGGATCAATCTTTACGCGGTCATTCAGCAGCATGTGCACGTCAAATTTCATGTGGTGGTTTACCACTTTTTTGAATTGAGGGGCTTTATCGCGCAGCTGCTGGTACTTGGTCGGTGATTTACGCACATCAAAATAATCAGAGCAAATGCGGTCGTGCTCGTCCAGCCATGCCAACGCTACACCAAACACGCGATCTTTTTGCCAGTCGAGGCCAGTAGTCTCGGTATCGGGGCACACTATGCGCGATTGCCAATACTTCATTGTTTCAGTCTGCTCAAACGCTCCACCAAAATGCAGAGGTAATTCACGCGCCCAGCGTCGATGACAATCCTTCCCGCCTGCGGCAACACTTCCTCGACAAAACCCTTGGTAAGCTCAAGCAGCCTGTCCGCGTCTTCCTTCGTGAGACTGCCCGCCCGGGGTTTCCAGATGGGGAAGCTCTGTGGGTGGGCAGGCACCTCCACCAACGTCCCAAAGTCGTGAGTTCCGTCTATGAGTCCAGGGCGCTTGCCCGCAGCAAACATCTCGTCCACTTCTGCAGATATCTCGTGCATGTGACTCTTCCGTGTCGTGTATTCGCCGCTGGTATAATACTTTCCGGACTCTTTGAAGTATGCCAGCTGCACGCGGTAGAATTTGTAGCTCACGTTTTGTTCTCCTGTAGTTGGTTTTGTACGACATTGTTTATATCGTCAATTGCCTAAGCGGATTTTTCTCGGTTACAATCGAAAGTTCCTCCCTTGTGCGGGTCAGACCGACATAAAACGTACGTAGCTCGGAATCCAGATCATCCTCCATACCTTTGGCGGTTCGATCAGTCATTCCGTTAATAAGGACCACCCTGTCGGCCTCTCTTCCCTTTGCGTTGTGGATCGTTGAAATACGAATATTGGTACTTATATTGAACGTACCGTATTTTCCCCACAACTTCTTATAATAAGACCCCAACTTGTGGGGAAAATACATGATACGGTCCCAGGTCAAGCCATTGTCCAACATCTTCTCGGGGTCAGACAGCCGATCCTTGTAGATATTGTGCAAGCAGCGCTTCAAATTATTCACCTCAGAATCTGACAACATGACGTCACCCATGTGTTTGTAGTTATTAGCGGCCTTAGCCCATGTTTTAATAGCTCGCACAAAATGGTTGTCCATCGGACCCGGTAAGCCTCCCTCTGTGCGGTACGGGACCCCGGCGCCCATCAGTGCAGTCTCGATCGGGTCGCGTAGCGCATGGTTGCGTACAAGAATCAAAGTGTCTTGTGTCGGATCAAATTTGATTTGGTTGCAGCTACCGTAGTGAGTCACAGTACCGGCAAAATTGCGCGGCTTGTACACTTTGTCGACGCGACCCGGCACCTGCTCAATTAAACGATTGGCTATCTCGTGAACAGCTTTGGGCACACGATAGGATTGGTCTAAAACGACACGGCCAGAGTCGTTGGCTATGCTAAAATCTTTCATGCCGTCCGGGTCTGCGCCACTCCATTTGTATATGGCCTGATCATCGTCCCCGGCTACCACCACTTCCTCCACGAACGGTAACCACGACTCAATCAGTTTCCACTGTTGCGCGGAGAAATCCTGTGCTTCGTCAAGGAACAATATCCGTGCTTTGGGGTCCAGACCAAATGCCTGCGTCAGCATGTCGGAGAAATCCACCACACCGTAAGCTTTTTTGAAGCTGTCATACGTGTCGACAAAATATAAATACTTCTGCAAACTGCCGTCAATGCCCGCATCCATGAACACTCTGCGATGATCTGTATCAAGGGTCGCTCTCGCATAAGAGTACAGTGCCAGATAGGCGTCCCCCTCCGCTAGTTCTTCCAAATCGTCACTCTTTGAAAAGGTTAACTTGATCTCCGACACCTTTTCAAATTCTCGCGCCCACTCTTTGTTGAAAACTTGGTCAGGAATTATTCCAGCCAGCTGGTACGACAGGGAGTGCAAGGTTTGGGCGCGTACGCCCGCCACGCCGACTCTGGAAGCGATCTCTTTCGCCGCCGCCTTAGTATACGATACAACCGCGATGTCGGACGGATCGACGCCAGCACTAACTCTCTTTTTGACCTCGGCTATCAGTCTGGTGGTTTTGCCCGTGCCGGGGGGGCCAAAAATTACGGTGGATTCCATACTCTATCCTCTATTAAATGTTGGGCGCCGCCCAATCACAATACTACATTTCGCTGTCGCCGTCGATAACCTCGTCGTCTGCAGCGTCTGTGTAGTCTACCACAGCCAGACCGGAGTTGACCATACCATACGCCTTTTCCGCTGCCCGGAATTGGTCTTCGTCAACAAAACCGGCAGCAGCAACACGGACATTGAAATAATCTTGGCCAGCAGTGTTTTGCGCTTCGACACCTTCAACCCTGTAACGGCGGGAGAAGCGCGGGCCACCGGCCATACGGATCAAGCTGTTCCAATCACGTGACACACGGCCTTTGGATTTGGCCATCGCGAGTACAGCTTCTTCCAGTTTGCCGTACTCGCGGATTATGAGCACAAACTGTTGGGCAGTATCGATTGCCTCCCACTCTTCCGGCTTGTCTTGTTGTCGGCGCGCAGCCTCGGCCAGTTCCGGAGTCGGGTGTGCGCCTGCAAAACCGCCGCCCAAGTCCTGGTCCCGCCACAGAAGCCATTCCTTGCGGTAGTACACCGGAATCACCACAACCAGCGCGCCGTAAATCTCGCGGGTGACGCTGTTGTACATGTCTCCCTCCTCAATTCCCGCAATGTAGTTGGCGTCCGACTTTTTCCTGCACTTGGACAGAGCCTGACAAATCTCAATGCGCGGAATGGTGAGGTCGGACGCGCCGACCTCCTCCGATCCGCGCCTGTCGCTCTCCATGTTCTTCAGAAACGCCGGGAGCTGGTCGTTGTTTTTTGCGACAGACCGGCCAGTTGACGTACTGGTTGGCGCTGGCTTGTTTCTCGTATTTTTTGTTACCATGGTCGTATTTCCTGTAGTTTAAAGTTTAAGTTACCGCTTCGTTATCGTTGCTCTGGTAAAGGGCGCGACCTCAAAAATGTCGCTTGGTATCTCTTCCCCGGCCACCAATTTTCTCCGAAGAAGAGCTTTGAGTGACGAACCATTAACGGTGTTGGAAATCAGGTCACCGCAACCTATTTCCTCTAACCACTCAAATTCTTTTTGCGGGTCAAGCACTTTGACCCGCAAATCGTCAGTCAGGCTCACAGTGCCCAGGTCATCGACTGTAAATTTGGGCATATCCTCAGAATCCATCATCGTAGGCAGGTGCCTTACGCGCACCTCGTCAAATATGACGCCAACTCGTTTTTTGGTATTATCCAGCGACTCATGCAGCAGCTGAAGTCGCTTCATCATCCGCGCAAGGTCTTGTATCTTCACACTTTTGAAATCTTCATCTTCAAGCACGAACCACCTCGTAATGGCGTCGGCACCCGAGACCGCGAGAGCCTCCAGTTCTTCTAAGCCGCCCCTGAATTTCTTCAAGCGTAGCTTGTGGTTGACTGGCTTGACCACCTCGGTCGGTTCTTTACTTTTTTTCATGCTCTATCCTCTATTGTCGCGTCAAAATTGGAATTGGAATGGTTTATAAGAGTTGTCGATTTTGTCCCACTGCAGCACATTTACCACGCCCGCAGCGGCACACAAATGGAACGCAAACCCGATCATTGTCGGATTCCCGGTCAAAATAATGAAATCGTCACGGGTGAATGAGCCAAGATACTTCCGAATGTCCGCCTTGATGTCCTCGTTACGCAGAGACGCGTTTAGTGGTTTGAATTCGTCGACGGTCATAAATACAACCTCGCCAAACCTCTCTGCATCGGAATAATCAGCGTGGCGGTTCTCCTGTACGACATATACCCGTGCTTTGTTTTGGTCCGAATTATCCATGTCAATCTCTATCCTCGATAAGGTACATTCTACCAGTTGCCCGTGCACTTGTCAATAGTCTTTTCTTCAGTCCGTCTTTGAGGTATTGAGCCAAACCTTTCTTGGCTTCAATGGACTCCAATACATCTTCATCTTTGGTGTCCTCTGCTACTACGTCGTAGTACACTACAGACTCGGTGGTTCCGATCCGGTGGTTCCGGTCTTCCGACTGTTCACGGTCGATCATCCGAAATCCGTTCGAATAGAAATACGTAATAAGCGCCTCTATCCAGGTAGTGCCAACGCCGCCGGTCTGCTGATTGGACAACATAAACCTCGTTTCGCCGCCCAGGAATTTCGCCTCTTCCGCGTCTCTGAGCTTCGGCTTGATACCTCCGTGGTACTCGCTGCAACACCCCGCCCCAAACGTGGCCTCCAGAGCTTCTTTCAACATAACTATCTCTGTGCGGTATTTGGCCCACACTATCATTCTTTTGTCTGGATTCTCATGCGCGATTGCAAGCAATTCTTTGATCTTTGGATTTTTAAGTGGCGGCACCAGGATTTGTGCGGCCCGCTTGAGCTTCACCTTCTCGTTACCGTCCTTGCCGATGTATCGGATCGGGCACTCTTCATCGTCGTAGTTGATGAAACCGCCCGTTATCTGTTGCAGCACGCCATATTTTACCATCGCGTGCTGCACGTAAATTTCGATATCTTTTTCCTTAGTGGGCAACACAACCTCCATCTCTTTATCCATTTGGTCATACAGCTTGCGCTGCTCCGGAGTCAACTGTACATAAACCGTCTTCGGAATTTTGGGCGGAAGGTCCACAACCTCTTCCTTGGTGCACTGGAACGTAAACGGAGCGATCAGGTCCATGAGTTCTTCAGTGTTTTCGTAGCTGATTATTTGCTTGTTCTTGTAACCGCCCATGATCGCGTAACGCGCCCTGAACGAATAAAAGTCTCCGAAGCCCAATATGTTGGGGTCCAAAATTTCAAACTGCATATACAAATCTTCAAACCCCTGGGATTGCGGTGTTCCCGTCATTATGTTCATGATCGCGGCGTTGGCAGTAAGGTGCTGCACATTTTTGGACCTCAACGAATCGTGTCCCTTGCAGTTGTGTGATTCGTCTATGGTCACTCCATACTTGCGGTTGATCACCAGATCGCGAACAGAGGCATAAGCAGACCCCTTCTTTTCCCCCACAGACATGCTTTCTATGCCCACTATTAAGATAAATCGTTCGAGCGACGACGCCTTCTGCACTACTTTATCCGCATGCTTCGGTCTACCCTCCGGGAGCAGGAAGACGGGAACATCAATAGGCATGTGTAGCGGGATTTGCTTTTTTGCCCACGTAGACTTGATATTGACAGGTGCCAGAATAATCCAACAATCGATCGCCCCCTCCGTGAAATGGCAACTGAACTTGTCAATTGCGGTCTTGGTTTTGCCTGACCCCATACCCATGAACAGGGCGGACCTTCTCAAATTGTACGTGTAGTCCAGAGCTTCTTTCTGTTTGATGTACGGTTTTGTTTTGAACCGGTACCATGCCGGAAAAGGCTTATATTTTACCTTGGTCTTGTCCAAAGTTACCTTGCATATCGCTTGCAATTCGGGCGACAAGTACCTTTTGAATTTCCCCATCAGCGCGCTGCACACACGATTAAGGTTTTGCGCCGACCAGGCACCAGTACGCTTGTCGAACCTTGCACTCGGTATGGTTTTTACGAGGTGATTTTCAGCCACCCTGCATGTTATTATGAACCTGTTCCTGACAAAGTCAATTTTCATAGCTCTGGTTCAATCCCCTTGGCTTCTATTTCAATAAAGTCGTCGTCTGTGACCGGCAAAAACCAAACCGGCACAACCTTGCCGCCAACTCTAAGCTTGTCGTGCTTGACCCCCACTTTGCGCAACGCCATCCACAAGTTGGTGCCTTTCATCTCTTCCGATCTGTTCTTCTTTAAAAAATCGACAAAATCCGCCCCCCTGAAGAATACACACCGCCGGTTGTTAAAAGCTTGTACTACTGGGGAACCCATGAGCAAAGATTTCCGGTCCTCTATATTGTCGCCTTCGGAGGACAAGTCCGTCCGCTGAAAGAACTCGTACAACCGCGTCCTCAAAAAGCCGTACGTAGAAGCCTCTTCCGGCGCCTCGATAATCTTAGCCTCGCCCATCAGATTGTGTAAGATCACTTCCCATGTAGCATTCTTCATCGGCGGTATAATACAGGTAAGGTTGTCCGCAACAGCCCTCCGAATCGATCGATAATCCATCAGTTCCAAGGTGGCCAAAGTTATCGGGGTGCCGTCCACGTAAAGAATCCAACGTACGGGGTCGGTGGTGTACTTCTCCAGCCTGTTGAACTCGGGCAATGAACCTATATCAAGTTCTGATTTTTCCTCCGGGGTAATCCCGAATTTGCGCTGTACACAGACCGCGCTGTTACAATAACTCCGACATGGCTCCTCTTTGCACCGGTACCTGTAACTCCTGCGCCCGGCACTTTCTATCGTCTTTTTTGCCTCGCCGTGTGGTAGTGCCTCCTCGAAAAGCTTGGCGTTGAAATCAAACGCCTTAGTGCGCCAATCTTCGGGGTCCAGCTTTTTGAGGTAGATCACCATATTATACAGCGCTTCGTTGCGCTGCCCGTGCCTCACACCTTTGGCTATCATCTTCTGTATACAGGGCGGAGCTTCTCCGTGCTCGCCGTCCGCTTTTTCCACCAGGGTTGCGGGCTTTACTCGTCGCGATTCAGCTATGTCAAGGAAATGACCAAGGGTCAACGGCCTGCCGCCTTCGTACGCGTACCTGTCTTCACCATTGAGATAGGGTAAATTGATCCAGTTACCGTACTGCCTTTCTCCTCCAGATTCTGGTAGACTGTCTTGCTTCGGGAAAATCTCCACACCAGCCTGCCCCACCAAAGCGGCCCACTTAGCCAACACCTTGCGTACCAACTTGGCGGGCGTGGGTTCGGTTAAAAACAAGTACAAATGCACGCCACCGGATTTCGACCGGCATACCACCAGAGGCAGATCATTCTTCCGGACTTGCCCTTCTATATCATCGAGATCAATATCCGGCAAGTCACCATGTGCGTCGATGTCAATTGCCCCGAACCAGCAATTCGAGTCGTCCATTATCGGCACGACCCCCACACCCAACTTGCCCTTGATATGTTCCTGGAAATTCTCCAATAACGGCTTCGCTTGAACCGTTGTCACCTTTCCGGTCTTCGGAAAGTATACCCCGTGGGATCGTTCGTTGCCGCGAAACAGCCCCAAAAATCTGTTGGCGTTATCAAGCATTTTCTCTATTCTCTCTAATTAATCCCTTGATTCCGTCTATATTGACGTACTAATAGGGCAGGGCGGATTGGAACACAGACTAGGCGTTGCCGTCAACGGCTGTTGTGCGGGTCTAGTGCTACAAGTAGTGCTACAGCTACAGGCCGCGTCCTACGGGACTTCTAACGTGTTTGTTGTAGTTGTAGCAGCTGTAGCAGAGTATCTACCACGGGTCGTCACGACAACGACAAGTCCCCAATGGTACTACAGCTGCTACGCCCAACGACGCGTTTTCCTTGTACACGAACCTGAAGCGGTACTACCGTAGCGACTCCCGTGCTCGTGTACAAGGGAAGTACCAACCGTTAAGCCAGCTGTATGTGCGGCATGTCCCTGAACGATTCCCAGAAGCCGCCCCACTCCACCGGGACCCCTAACTCCGCCGCGGCCTGTAGTATCGCTGCGGCAACATGGGTCAGATGTTCTTCCTGCCATGACGCCTTTCCATCCACATATGCGTAAAAGTCCAGAGCGTTGCCGTTTTGGTGCTTGGACAATTTCTTCACACCGTCCGCCTTACTCTTGCCGTCGGCAAACAAAGCGGCCTGGTCCTGCGCTGTGCGTAGACCGCCATACTGCGGGACGCCAAAATCAATATGACTGATCTGTAGACCGCGATTGAACACCCGTATCAACTGTGGCTTGACACCTTCCATACGCTCGATAGAACGCCCGCTAAACTTAAACTCTGCCGTCACACAACACCTCCGCCAGCTCTGGCGTGAGCGTCTCGCCTTCCGGCACCTTCACTACGCGCCCCGATGCACGTGAATCGGTAAAATACCCATCCACATCACCAGTGATACAAACGTAATCGGCATCTTCCAACACGTCAATCGTATTGGCACAACCAGTAACGGCCATCAGCATCACTACAACCACAATCATTTTCATTTGTACGCCTCTCCTGTTTTCCAACATTGAAATTTTTGATAGAGTTTTACCCCGTTGTACATCAATACAATCCGCCACTGGCTTTCACCCAACACTTGCATTGCCTCTCTGAATACCAAGTCCGATTGGTATTGTGATAACCCCAGTGCCAGGTGATGAATGCACAGGTAGTCGTGGATGATGGCGGCTTCACGGTGTTTACCGTTGACCTCGATCCGGTCTTTTAGGAATTGCGGGATGCTGGCGAAGTCAGTTTCAAAACCGATGGGAGCCACCAGCTCACGATTCAAAATTGCAGAGTAAAACACTACAGGGTAATACACTACGCGGAAGAACTTAGCTTTGTCGCGTATTACCTGCACAATGGCAGGCGACGAACGAAACTCGGCAGTGGCAGTCATATCACTTTGTCCTGTTTTTTGTCTAACTTAATTTCTAAGTGTCGAAACATCCCCTTGTTGTCATTGTCCATGCGATCAATCCTGTGCAGGATTTCATCACGCAATTCGTGCATCGAGTCCTTTCGAACGAAAGTTTCCGCTGCATGCAGTTTGTGCGCCGCAAGATCGTCCTTCAGCGCGTTGTGCTTTGCTCCTATGTCAACCATAAGTCGCTCCAATCTGTTGTATGAGCTTTTCAGCCCACTCACGATGTACCCAACCATCCCTGTGATAGCGATCACCATTATATTTAGCGCCATCAAAAGAATCTCAACCCCAAGCTGCTCTGGCATATTTTACCTCGTTTCGTTGAATTCGATTCTTGAATTATATTTTGACTGCAACCCACCCCCTTCCCTGCTTGGAAAAAAATTCATGTCTTGGTTGGCGAACCCATAGATGGAAAAGAAATTCTGCCGGATCAGAAACAACATGTCGTCATCGACAACTGATGAGCCAAGACCCAATGCGGCGTATGGGTATGGGTTCAGCAACAACGGCTGCCCGGTATTTGCCATGATGACGCGCATAAAGTTTGAAACATCGGCAACGGGGTTTGGATTCAGTCCAACCGTTTGCCCGTGCATCCGCTCTAGTGGAATATTAATTATATCCAGCCCAGCGGATCGTTGGATGCTGCCATCGCTTGAAACAGATGACAGGCTTCTTGATGTAAATCTGTCATTTATTATTCTTGCTCGCCATGAAAAAGTTGTCGGGTCAAGCTGCAATGGTAAGTCCTGGCCAAGGAAGAAATAACCGATATTCACTTGGCCTGCACTCAATCCGCTAATTGTAAATATTGCATCGCGCCTTGTCGGGGCACCAGTGATCTTTAGTGCTGTGAATCCCGTATGTATTATATTAAACGCGCCGCCAGAGATTATTTTGTTTTCACGCGGTATGAAGTTATACAGCAATTGGTTGAATACCTTTGCAGATGATACTGATTCTGGGTCGCCTGTGAACCAGTCTGTAGTTTCCAGATCGCAGCGCAGAACCTGATCGCGGTGAATCAGCGACTCGCTCGATGTTTCTTGCTGCTCGCAACCAACAAGGGCCATCGTGAATGTATTTACATAAGCGCTGTTGGCTGAATCCGGAGTGTCAAAGTTCACAGAAACACGAAAACTGATTGTGTCAGAATTGATGTTAAAAATTGTGAAATTTGACAAGCGCTCATCAAACATGCCTCCTGGGTTTCGGATGCTCGATATCCCAGAAATAGCCACCACCTCATTATCTTCATTCGAGACAGATTTAACTGTGGGCTGATAGCTCAATAATGATGTTTGTTCGCACTCACTCATCACCCCCACCCCTCTATTGTAATTGTTGCGTTGGAATAATTGTATTTCATTCGTCTTATCACCAAAGGCTTCGGAGTCTCAAGCAGTTTAAATCTGTCACTTTGCAGGGTTATCACACCACCCAAATTCGGAAAAGACTCTATCTCAGTCATCGAAAACGTAAATGTATAAAATCGTCGTCGCAGCGGATAAAGATCTTCCCACCAACGATTAAGCTCCTGTAGCGGAAGTGCTCCAGGGCCAAATAAATTATCAGGTGTAAAGCTCATTCATTTCTCCAATGGCGGCACGCTGATTACAGGCCGCTCCGGTAAGTGGTGTTCAGGTAGTTCATCAATTGGGTCATCTGAGCATCACTCAGGGCGTAGTCAACCATGGCGGCGGCGTTGTGGCCGGTGAATATAGCTACGGGTGATGATTCGGTGCGAGTCCCTAGCGTGATGTTTTGTGTTTCTTCTGCTGCTGCGCCAACAGATAGAGTAAGTGCAGCTACGGAATCTCTGTAAAATTGCAGGTCTGACCCATTCCACCGCAGCGCCCACACATGGAAAGCACCATCATTTAATCCTACTGTTCCGCTCACGCTTGCATCAGTTCCTCGGGCATTTACGGCAATGCTTCCGGTGCTACCAACAATGTAAACCTGTAGCGCTCCATTAGCGCCCACAGCTCCGCGCTTGGCAATCATGGTCCCGTTGGCGGTCTGTAGTGTCCTAAACACCCCCCACACCGTCCAAGCCTGCCCCGCATCAGCAAACAGGCTCGCCGTGCCAAAGGTGCCAGTGCCTGCGGTCATCCACTCCGTCCCATCCCCATAGGGCAGGTACAGGCTGGGGATGCCGGCCTCAAGCACGTTGTTGAGGGCGTAGACTTGCTGGACGGGGGAGGCGGTGGCGGCTAGTTCGAGCTGGGGCTGGCCTATTAGCAGCGTTATGTCTGCCGCTCCATTTGCGATTATATACGCCCCACATCCAACAAATGCGCATGACTCATTAGTAGTTGTGCGGGATTGAGTTCTGCGCGTGAGAGTAGCGTCAGGAGTAAAATTAGAGACTCCATTAGCAAGAAACAGCCCGTCAGAATCGTACTCCGAGGTGATATTTCCTACCGCTGTTATATTGGTCAGTGTTCCGGCGCTAATCGCTACATAATTAGACAGCGACCACACCTGCCCGACCTCAGCAGCTACAGAAGTGTTTGTGTTTTCAGTAATGAACGCCGTTCCTGCGCCGCTAAATTGATAGCGTACAGGCAGGCACCGAATTGTTTTTCCATCGCTGGCAACAACATCAACCACGGCACCCAGGGTTCTGGTTAGCACCCCGCCAGTGCTGCCCATAGGCCATCCAGTCGGCGCAGTCCCCGGACTCCCCGCAACCGCCCCCACCATCATGTTATTACTAAGCCTATTCCTGATCTGGCTATTCGGAAACACCGCCAGCGATGGCCGTACTGCGTTGGAGGCTGTCCAGTTGAATGATCCGGCCTGCCTCTCCCATCGACCTACCGGATCACCGGGATCGTCAGCAGGGGTAGAGCCTGCTTCGGTTGTAAAATACTGAGCTAGGGCTTGTGGATCAGCGTAGAAACCGGCTGCAGCATTGCGATACCTTCCTGCCCATGGAATCGCGGGGGCTGACTCGGCTTCTCGGTAAAAGCTGATGATTGATTCTGTTGTTATCTTTTCGTAATGTGATTTTGTTCTTTCCATGATCAATTCTGGGTCAGCAAGAACACTTCCCGCCAGATCACTTATATTCAACGCACCCCAATTTTCACCGTAACTTATTCTGTCAGACAACCCTGGCGCGGCGTCATCATTAACTTGAATTTCTCCGATCGTGTTAAGGTCTGTGAACGCCATTAATGTTTCACCATCTTCTGGTGCGCCGAGCTTCCCAAAGTTGATTAACCCGTCCTGAGCAACAAAATAATAGCCGCCGAAAGAGTTGAGTATATGATTTAAGAAATCTCTCACGGTGACGATGTCAAGAGTTTGGAACTGAGGAAATTCATCTTCAATCAGTGTATCAGACAAGGCTATGAGCTGATCAATGTTTGCCTTGTCGTAAACTTCGACGCGCTGCAATGCAAGTCTCACAAAGCGGAACAATCCCTTCAGTTCCGCCCCATCATTTGGGTCTTCGACGCCGCCATTGCCCGGATTAAAGTAGCTTACACTCCCATCCGCAGTTGCTGACAGCGTAAAACCTCCATCAACAAATGCAAATTGAGCAAGTCCCAGCGCCACCCCTCTATCCAAGGGGGCCTGGTCTGTGTCTGTCAGGTCGATGATTGGAAGATCAGTAACGTCGTATCTCGGGGTTATTCCCGTATCAACAAGGATCGTTGGAGACATCTGCCGAGCTTCTGATATGCCACCGGTTGACCCTGGCCCCCACAACATCGGAACTGGTTTTCCTTCAAGGTCTGGAGTTTCATTGTCGTAAAAATAAGTATTTATCGGAAGAGAAAGGCTTTGAGATGTTTTCGATTCTAGCCTAAACCTTCCCACGCTTTCCGATTGGAATCCAATTTCATGGGCAAACGACTGATTTATCAGGTGGATGTTGCCACCGCCATTAACTCTGTAAAAAGATACTGTGGCAAGTGTAACGTTGGCGATGAAGTTTACGTACTGCGCCGACTGATCATTGATATTGATATCAAGATAACCAAAGTCAGGATCGCCGCCCCCATCACCCCAGAAGACTGTACTGAACCTGCTTTCAAAAATTGCATCACTGGTTATGCGGCCTTCGTACACTGATACCCCGCCAATGGCAAAGGGAACAGAAAGATCCGATTCGTAAATTAGATCAGCAGTAGTACCAACCTCGTACATCTTTGTTCCGTCAGGCTTAAAGAAAATGCCCGTTGTTGTTGCATCTTGAGTCGCAATTGACTGCAAGAAAACTCTGGTGCTAATATCCCACGGAACAGAAAGATCCGATTCGTAAATTCGATTAGCAGTATCTCCCATCTCATACATCTTTGTCCCGTCAGGCTTAAAGAAAATACCTAAAGGGTTGGAATCTTGAGTTGCAACTGATTGCAAGAAAACTCTGGTACTAATGTCCCACGGAACAGAAAGATCTGATTCATAAATTAGATCAGCAATAGCACCAGCCTCGTACATCTTTGTCCCGTCAGGCTTAAAGAAAATGCCCGTTGTTGTTGCATCTTGAGTCGCAATTGATTGCAAGAAAACTCTGGTGCTAATGTCCCAAGGAACAGAAAGATCCGATTCGTAAATTAGATCAGCAGCAACTC